GTGTCATCGCTAATAATACTTTTACCAATAAACATTGTGAAAGCATTTGGTATTGGTTCTTTTTTCATATAGCAAGCCATAAGTTGAGTGTAATTAATCCGCAAGTGACAAGCCCTACTGCAAACAGTATTACAGCAACAACCGATAGTTTTACTAAAACATTGCGCCAGCGCTGTGGGCTTTGATGTTGATAATTAATGTATGGCTCTGCATCAATCGGTACTTGACTTGCCCTAACTCGCCGTTGTAGCCAAGCGTTTGTGCGTCTAATTTCTTTTTCTGCGTTCATTTTTTTCTCCTAGGGTATTTATAAAAAACGTGAAAACCAATTACTCCAGTCATTTCCAACCTGCCCGCCCAGCGAGGGTAGACAGCTAGTGTGTGGTAGTGCGTTGACCTTCGCGTGTTGTCCTTTAACCTGCCTGCGATTGCCCTGGCAACGACCTGTTGCACCTTCTGCGTGTACGCCACCAACCTTGGGTTCCGCGCTCTGTAATCGTTAGCCCAGCTAAACTGCTTGCTTTGATAAACCACTTTGCAGATTGAGTTTGGCCAGCGCTTACTAGCAACCCTGTTTAAGACTACGTTAGCTACCGCTCTGATGCCCGCCAAACTCTCGCCACGTGCCTCGTAGTGCAGATTGTCAGCCAAGCATTTTGCCTGCTTACTGTACGGCACGGCCATTACTGATGTTGGTAGCATCAACAAAGCCAGTAATAACTTAAACACTGCCTCTTGCGCGCACGCCGTCGGCGCACCAGTTGGCGGCAACCATCTCAGGAGCATCGTCTGCGTGTCTGTAACGGGCCGCGATTTCATCACACACCTTTGCACACGCCTCACGCTCCCCATTCACTGCTTTGTCAATCTGCTTGAGCCAAAACTCGGAGTGCTTGTTGCTGTAGTCGCTCCTGACGAGTTCGGCAAAGTGTTCGAAATACTGCTCGCGCAACAACAGGCCGCTCCGCCCCCTACAAAATGCACCAGCCTCCTGCGCCATTGCAATAACTTTTTCTATGCTCATGTCCTCATCTCCCTTTCAATAGCCAGCAGGCGTTGCTCGGCCTGTTTCAATAGCCACAGCACATCCGGCCCATTGGCGCGGGTGCTTGCAAAATACAATGAGCCATCTGCTTCATAGCCAACAATGACCACCTCTTTTAACAGTCCTACTGCACCAGTCAGCACCGCGTCTGGGTCAAGGTCAAAGCGCGTCTCGCCTGCATCTAGGCCGATGGGGAAGTCGATTAACTTAGCCATGGTTTTTCTCCTTGAGTTTTGCTTCAATAAACTGTGCAAACTCAAAAACAGTTGGGCGGTCTGGTAAATCCCAAGAATCAACATCTATTTGCGTCAGCCCAACCCAAGGCTTCTGTGGTTGTGTTGATGTGTAAAGCGGGGCGCACTCTTCGTTGTCCAAGAACTCTTGCCGCTCATCAGCGGGCATTTGAGCAAAGGTCTGAAAGTGGTTCTCTCGACAGCATTGAAACCGCACTTTCTCACCACCACAGTAGCAACAGTACTGTGTGCTGTCTTCCATCATCTCTTGTTGTGTCATTTCACGTTCTCCTTGTCGTCGATCACTTTTGCCTTCTTCGACCTCAGCACATCACGGACAATACGTTGCGACCTGTCTAACTCACCCACCGTCACGATTTCTAATTGCTCGTCGTGTAGTTGCATTGCCTCGTCCAGGGTTTGCATCTCAACAGCTTTTATAATGTAGTGGTCTGTCTTCATACCGCGTTTGCAGACCTCCAGAAGGGCGTCTAAGCCGTTTTTTGCAACAAAAGCATACTCAGTACCAAACCCCATGAGAACGAGCGCCTCGCACGTGTTTAGAGCGCTTATCAGTACATCCAGCTCTTTTCGTTTTGCCTCGCCTTTAACAAGCATTGCCAGGGCATTGTGGTTCTTCAACTTGAGGGTCAACAGAGAGCCTTCGTGCTTTGCAACTGGTGTAATGCTTTCAATCACAAAAGCCAGTGGGTTGACTAAGACAGGTTTAGGCTTGTATTTGCTTTGTTTTTTCATATTCTTCCTCAGTAAGCTCACTAATAATGTACAACGCTTGGTTAATTATGAATACAGGGTAATCCCTGCCTTCTCTTACTAAATCAAGTATTTTTCTTGCTTGGTAGCAGTTCATTGCAAAGCCTCTTTAGCAAAGCGTATGCTTGTTGGGTTTGTCTTTTTCCCATCTGCATAGCCTTGCAATATTCGCTTTGCCCAAGCCTTGTGGTCAACCGGCAAGGCTTTAGCAACCAATTGCTTGAGGTCTTGCAACTTTGACAGCTCACGAGCCAAACGCTCTGGGTCTGCTTTTGGCTCTGGCAACCTTGGTGCTTCAGGTGCAGGTGAACGTCGGCACAGGTTTCTAAACTCGATGATGTTTGGCGCCCGCTCTGGTAAATTTTCTAAAGCCCATGCAAGCACTTCAAGTCGCCCACCGTACCCGCTTAACTCGTGCGCCCAGGCGGTCTTTACATCAGCAAGCGGAACGTCAGACCACTGGCGTGACCATGCCGAACCATAAGTTGCCGCCAGGCGTTCAAAAAGCCTGTCAATTGCTTTGATTGATATACTCATTTCAACTCCAATACGCTAGTGTCAACGTCAATAAAAGATTGTGATTCTGTCGGCCACTTCCTGCCGGTCATTTCTTCCCAACGTTTCTGCTTTGCAAGCTGGTCACGCTCGGCAAAACTTAGGGTCTGTGCCTGGCTGCTTGACTTTTTTGCCACCCATATAGCCTTAAAAGACTTCCAGCCACGTATCACTGTTTCAGACAATGCATCTTCCAAAGTCCAGCCAGCCTTATCGGCTTCTTTTTGTATTCCAGCAACAACCAATTTGCTGACTGTCTCCTTTTTGCGTTTGCGGTGAGCAACAAATTCATCCCAAACTGACTGTGATACGCCGTCAGGCGGTGCAACGCAAGTTGCTGTCTTATCCTTGGTTAATGGTTTATGGTTTGTGGTTATTGGTTTGTGGTTAGGGTTATTTTGGCTTTCGTCTGGGTTCCCAGAAATAACCGACTGGGTTTTCTTCGGCCTACCGCCTAGCTTCCCGTTCTTTTTGTTTTTCTTTGCGTTCTCGTGATACTCGTTAATTTCAAACTTAATCCGTGTTTGCGAATATCCCTCATCCCCCTTGGCAAAGAAGTCTGACAACACATTCAGCAATGAGGTTTCATGCTCAGAACCGAGTCGTAACCGCCGCATAACCACTTGGGTTTCAATCGGTATTGGTTGCTCATCTAAGTACTGCCAATCAATTAGCTGGCGATAGATGCCATGCTCAATTGTTGTGAGGTGGCCGGTATCCTTGCGATAGTCGGCGATGTTGAACTTGTAATAGTGCATAAAGCATTTCCGCGTAATTCCCAGAAAAGAAACGACAGCGGGCGGGGAATTCGCTTTTCGGTCTGCTCATGACTTCAGACCTAGCTGGGTTTCAAAATATTATACGTTAGTCACTGCAACCCGCCGGATAAAGCTCTGAAATAAGTTTGTAACGCGCAGTTGTCGCATCAGCAATGACAGCGTGCAACCAATGAATGGCCGCTTCGTCCGTTGTGGGCTTGCGGCTCAGTAGCGCCTCAAGGTCTTCAATGTAGTTTTCTAATGTATTCATGCTCAATTGTGAGTACAGGAAATTATTTTCGTAAATAGGGGTAAACACCTAGATAAAACGTGTTTTTTTTGGGTTAAAATAACCCCGTCAGCAACACAAACAGGAGTTAGAAATGAGACAACTTTATTCAGTAAATCACCAAGGCGCAGAAAAGTTAGCGGCTTTGGTCGGCAAGCTCAGTGACGAGTACATTGACGCGATGCTTGAGCTTGAGGATGCGATGGAGTCTGGCAATCAGACCACCATCTTAATCCACGGCCAAGAGTTGACGCTTGGCGCTGAGGACTTTGACGAAATCAAAATTGCATACTAGGAGTAATGAAATGAACAAAATAGCACAGGCTTTTGTAGCCGCAAAACGCCAGTTTGCACCAGCGCTCAAGACCTCAACCAACCCACACTTTAAGAGCCGCTACGCTGACCTGGCTGGCTGCATGGAGGCAGTCAATGATGCTTTGCTGGCTAATGGCATTGCGCTGTACCAAGAGACCTCAGAAGACAGCACCGGCGTGACAGTTGAAACCGTGTTCTTGCATGAATCAGGCGAGACACTGCGAGGCGGCAAGCTCCACGTGCCTGCTAGCAAACAAGACCCCCAGGGATACGGTTCGGCACTTACATATGCCAGACGCTACTCGGTAATGGCGGCTTGCGGCATAGCGGCAGAAGACGATGATGGTAATGCGGCAGTCAAAGCAAAGCCAACCAAGCCAGCAGTAAAGCAAATCAGCGAGCAAGACTTAAACCTGGCGCTTAATAGCGTTGCACACGCTCAGACGCTAGACGACCTAAAGAGCGTTTACACAGAGGCAATTAAGTTTTGTGGCTCAGACGATGCGGCCAAGGCTCACGTTATTGCGTCAAAGAACCAACGCAAAGAGGAGTTGTCAGCATGAGCGAACAAGGCACAAAAGAATGGATGGCGTGCAGAACCGGCCAAGTGACTGCCAGCCGTGTAGCTGACCTCATGGCCAAGACCAAATCCGGCTACTCAGCCAGCCGCGACAACTATATGGCACAGTTGGTCTGCGAGTTAGTTACCGGCCAGCGCGAGGAGTCTTACAGCAACTCATCGATGGCATGGGGTAATGAGCAAGAACCTTTTGCACGCGCAGCATACGAGGCCAAGGCGAACGTTTTGGTTGACGAAGTAGGGTTCATACTCCATCCGACAATTGCAGGCTGTGGAGCTTCACCTGATGGACTGGTGGGTGACAGTGGCCTGGTTGAGATTAAATGCCCAAACACTAACACGGCACTAGAGGCTTGGTTGAAGTGGGCGGACGACAAGAATCCGGTAGCTAGCAAGTACAACGTTCAAATGCAAATGCAGATGGCTTGTACTCAGCGCAAGTGGTGTGACTACGTTATTTACGACCCACGAATGCCTGAAAAAGCTCAGTTGTTGGTGGTGCGCGTAGGCCGTGACGATGCTTTTATTGCAGAGATGGAACTGGAAATAACACGGTTTATTGAGGAGTTAAACAAAAAAGTTGTCAAGCTCAAAGCGGCAATGGAGGCGTTATGACTGCAATTTATCAAATCCAAAAATATTTAATGTCTGGCAAGTCAATAACATCGTTGCAGGCTTTAAATAAATACGGCTGTTTTAGACTGGCTGCTGCGATTCATAAGTTACGCAAAAATGGAATGTCAATAAAGACAGAATACGTCACACAAAACGGCAAAACGTTTGCAAAATATTTTTTAACCACCGAGGAATAATCAAATGGCATACGAACAACGCGACAACTCAGGCTCACTTTTTAAAAATGACCGCAAAGAAAAAGAAAACCACCCAGACTACAAAGGCGGATGCATGGTCGGTGGCGTAGAAATGTGGATGAGCGCATGGCTCAAAACAGGCGCAAACGGCACGAAGTTTATGTCGTTCAGCTTCCAGCCCAAAGACCAGCAGCAAGCGCCAGCACGCCAAACACTACCACGTCAAACACCACAAGCAGAACCAATGCTTGATGATGATTTGCCGTTTTAAAGGGTCAATATGTGGCCTTACATATTTGCCGCGTGGATAATATCCGCGTGGTTGACACATATCATCACATGCCTGCTAACCGGCTCGTGGGGCTTTCTAATAGCAGGTGCGCTGTTGTTCCCAATCGCCTGGGTACACGGCACGCTAATCTGGTTCCAATAGGAGTAAATAATGGAAAAAGAACTTAAAGAGTACGTCAGCTTGCGCGTACCAAAACCACTGCACACCAAGCTGGTTTCCCTAGCAAAGCAAAATGAGCGCTCGTTGACTGCGCAAATCGTGTTTTTGCTCAAAAAAGCAATAGGGTAAACACCTAGAAAATAACTCAATAAACCTCTTGTTTGGCTTGGTTTTGTGTGTAGAATAAACACATACCAACCAAACAGGAGCTTTTATGACAGACTTTACTTTCCAAACTTCTGACTTCAATTCGACAGAAGTCACCATCCTTGCTAATACTCAAAACGCCAAAGAATATTTGGCAGAGCGTTACGGTCTTGGATGTGTTTCTTTAAACGTTCGCAAGTCTGCTGTGCCAGAGTTTGCAGACAGTTTTGAATCCCAGCAATTTTCTTATTCTTAAACAAACGAGGCTTCGGCCTCACTAGGAGAAAAAAATGGACTTTGATAGTCAAGATGAATACGAGGAATTCTTAGAAGCTCGTCAAGAGCGTGAAGACTGGGAAAGTGAGCAACATGACGTTGAGAAAGACAGAAATGAATAATTTACTAAAAACACTAGGTGTAGGCTCATGGTTTGAGCTGGGTGCAGTGGTCGCGATAGCCGTTACTATTGCGGGTTTGATTGTTTTGGAGTTGAGCAAATGAGTACCAATGGAAATGTAAACACGCACCGCTACACGGGCGACTTTAAATCCACGCTTGAGCCACGGGACTTTAGCTCAACTCCTGTTCGCGCAGGTAGCGAAGAAAACCTAGCGTTCCCATCTCGCGTGGGTAGGTGGTTGCACTACCGAGATGGCAGAAAGGTGCTTGTAAAATGATTTACAACACAGGCAAGGTGCGGATTGGCCTGCACTACAAGCCACCAGTACGACCAGCCGATATTGGCCGTGACATGATGCTCTTGCAAACAGCGTTATTAGCCAAGCCTAAGACTGCTTGGCAACGTTTGACTGAATGGCTGGAAGTATGACGCCATTGGGACACGGCGTGATGATTAAGCGTGTAATTGCCACGCTTGAAGAATTCGGTGAGTTGTCAGGCGCTGAAGTTGCAGAAATATTAGACGTGACGAGGTTTGATGCTCAT